AAGGGAAATAGACGAGGCAAGATTGCAGTTGCCGGAAGTAGTATTTGAACAGGAATACCTTGCAAACCCCGCCGAGAATAGCGCCAACCCTTTTGGTAATTCATTTATTCAAAGATGTATTAAACCAATTTCAGCGCAGCAAATTGTGGCTTATGGGATTGATCTTGCTAAGTCAGTTGACTTCACCGTTATCATAGGGCTTGACAATGGGGGTAACGTGGCTTATTTTGACCGCTTCCAGATGGATTGGCATAATACTAAGGCAAACATTAAAAGGCTTCCTATTGCGCCTATATTGGCAGATAGCACCGGTGTAGGTGATCCTATCCTTGAGGACTTGATAAGGGAGGGCGTAAATATTGAGGGCTTAAAGTTCACAAGTCAATCTAAGCAGCAACTTATGGAGGGATTAGCGCAGGCAATCCAACAGGGCAAGATAGGTTACCCAGAGGGGGTAATTGTTGACGAATTAGACGTATTTGAATATCAGTTTACAGCTAACGGGGTACGCTATTCAGCGCCTTCAGGCTTTCACGATGACTGCGTTATGGCATTGGCTTTAGCGTGGCAGAATTTCAACTTAAAAAGAGGATCAGGGCGGTACGCTTTTGCCTAATTACCGCTTATCCACCATATTTACCGCTTATCATATAGTGCCTATAAATGTATAAAATATGGGTAAAAGGTGTATATTTGTAGAACAAAACAAAAAAACAATATATGAAAACAACAACCGAGAGAGTAAAAACAATTAGATGCGAATTAAAGAACGCATTGCCTGCTTACAAATTTTCAGTAACTAAAAGACATTACAACGGGGTTAGTATTGTGATCCAATCGGGACCGGCAAAATTAACTGAAGAAAATTATGAAGATGTAAACGTATATTACATTGATGAAAAACCTGAAGGGGTTAAAAAGAATGTTTTAAACGTAGTTTATAAAATAGCAAGCGAAGGAGTTATATATAGAGAAACAGGCGACTACGGAACGCAGCCTGACTTTTATGTAAATATTAAGATCGGAGAATTTAATAAACCATATATTCATAACTAAAACCCACGCAGGGGTGCGCCTGCTTAACGCACTTTTATTATGAACAGATTAAAAACCTTACAGGAAAAAAGAAACGAGCAATACAAAGCAGAAAGCCTAAGCGGAAAATGGTTCTGGTATATAATGGGCGGCGCTTTATTATTAACGGCTTTAATAGAAAATTTATAACTATGCCTTATTCAACTTGCTGCGGAGCACATACCACAATGGAAGAAATTGATATTTGTCCTGAATGCTTAGATCATTGCGATTGGGAAGACGAGGACGAGGAAGACGTTGAGGCTGATAAGGAAGCCGACAACCAAATTGCTCAAACTAAAATAGATAAATATGAAAAGTAATTATGAGCTTAAACAATCCCTTCTGGACAAATTAGAAATAGAAGGGCTTATTGAAAAAATACAAAGATTAGAAAAAACTATTGCTGAAAATGAGTTTGAATTAGCAAATATTCGTAAATTAGTAACCAAGCATTCAAACGATACAGAACTTGGAATGCTAATAAGAATAAAATATAGACTATGAACTATTGGCTAATACAGGCTATTGTTAATGAAATCAAAAGTAAAAAAAAATGATTACTAACTTTGAGGAAATTACAAAAGTGATGACAGAGGACGAAAAGAAACTTGTTCCTTTGATTATCAAGGGGTTAAGCACTAAGACTAAAGACAATCCTATTAAGGCTGCGGATATTGTAAACGCAATAAACGAAAACAAAAATAGGTATGGCATCAAGTTATTTAGCGAACCCAGATTAAGGAAAATAATTAACTTCATTCGGTCGGAGGGCATACTGCCTGTAATGGGTACTTCAAACGGGTACTATATTACAAAGGATCGGGCGGAATTAGAAAGCCAGATTGAAAGCCTTACCCAAAGAGCAGAGGCAATAATGACAAGCGCAAACGGACTAAAAAAATTTATACTATGAAACCAAAATTTAAACTTATCTGCAATGCAGGTACTTATGAAGCAAATACCTTTTTTGCTTTAATCATTCAAGTATTAAACCACAGATTCTGGCATCTAAGAATGCACGGCAAATGGATTGACTAAACTAAAACAATATGAAAGAATTAATTGAACTTCGGGATTGGGTGGATCAGCAATGCAAAACAGGGCAACCTTTTAATTGTGCTGACGTACTAAATAAGATTGATGAAATCTTAGAAAAGGACACAGATATTGATGAAATATATTTAACTTCGTGCTATGAAATGGAATGAACTAACCCTTTGGCAGTACCAACAATTAATGCCAACCATAACAAACCCTGATAAGGATTGGACTGAATTAGACGCAGAAGTGCATAGGCTTTGTATTGTAACAGGGCTAACAGAACACCAGATTGATAGCCTTCCAATAAGCGCATTAAAGGAACTGCGTAAAGAATTAGAGTTTTTAAACGAATCTATTGAGGGCAAGCCTGTTGATTATATTGAGGTAAATAAAAAGCGTTACAGAATAAATTACAATATTAAGAATATGCCTGCGGCAAGGTATATAGAAAGCAAGGTATTTAGCAAAGATACTTTAGTAAACTTGCATAAGATAGCCGCATCAATGGTAATTCCCCAGAGGCGTAATTGGTTTGGGAAATGGGTTGACGATAAATATGATGCGAGTAAGCACGAAGAATATTCAGCAGATATGCAAGAGGCTAAGTTTGTGGACGTATATCATTCGTTGGTTTTTTTTTATCAAGTTTACAAAAATTGGATAGAAGTTTCTCGGGATTATATGATAGCGGAGATGACGAAGGCGGGGATGAAACAAACGGAAGCGGGTTTGGTGGTGGAGCTTTTATCAAAGTCTATGGATGGCATTATACCTGTTACCTTGTTGCCGCCCAAGAAAATATCGGCATTAAAGAAGTATTTGAAATGAAGACAATAGAGTTCCTGAATGCTATGGCGTATATGAAAGCTAAAAATTCATACGACCGAGAGCAATCTAAAAGATTATAGTTTAGTTGTTTTTTTGTGAATCCCCGTTAATAGCGGGGGTTTTTTTTGTGTGGTATTCTAATCCCTTTTAGCTATTTAAGGATATGAGTGAAGCAAAAGCACAGGCGCAAGCGTTAAGAGATGGCTTTCTTAAAAAAATAGGTGAGCAATTCAATCTTGTTGATCCGACAGAATTTCCTATTGCTGAACAAATGCTTATTTATTACGGAAAACAATTTAATGATGAAGTACAAAAGAACCTTGACAAATCAGGATCAATAGCTTCAGGAAAGATAGGCGACTTGATTGTGCCAAAGGTTAATAAGTTTGGTAACAATTATGAAATGTATTTAGGATATGATAAAGACAATCCTGCTTCAGTTTATTATAGGTTTATAAATAAAGGGGTACGAGGTGCAGGCGGCATAAATGCTAAGCCTAAAAAAGTTAGCTCTGATTCACCTTATCAATACAAGACGGCGTTTCCTAATAAGAAAATGGCTAATTCTATTCTTGAATGGTATAAATTAGGCAAGGCAAAGGCTTCTGGTGAAACACAAAAAAAGGGTTTAAGTAAAACCCAAAGTAAAAGTAAAAAGCTAAAAAATGTTGTGAATAAACCAACTTCTTTAAAAACAATAGCATACGCAACGGCTTCTGCAATTAAAAGAGATGGTTTAAAAACCACATCATATTTTGATAATGCAGTAGATGCAGTATTTAACAAAGAATTTTTTACCACAATGGCAATCGTTCTGGGTGGTGATGTTCAAATACAAGTTAAACAAATAGGTAATAAAATAGAAAATAATGGCTATAACAATAAATAGTACACCGGCGACATATCCGACAATGCACGAAGACCTTTGGTTTGTTGCATCTTCTACAAATGTAGGAACTACAAACTTTAAATTCGTGTATGATGTTTTTATAAATAATGCACAAGTAAGTAGAAACAAGATATATCCTTCGCCAAGTGCGGACGGAAGCTATGGAGTTTTTAACGCATCACCAATGGTAAGGGCTTACGTTACTAATTATTTTGAGCCTTCTGGTTCAAGCGTTTTAGTGGCTTCAAATGATAAAATTAAAGTTGATTATCAAGTTAAGGTAGGCGAAGATTTAAACGGAACTGTTACTGCTAATTTGGCGTCTGGTTCTTTTTCTGCATACAATTACTATTCACCTTTATTCGGTGATATATTTACAGAGAATGGAAACGTACCTTTGGTGTTATCTAATTACTATGATAATTTATTAATTGAGAATTACACAGACGATTGGTTAAGTGATAGGAATAATAGCGATATTACGATTGAGTACGGGGATCAATTTTTTATTACCTTCTTAAAGATAACAGGCGGTTCGTATAGCCTTTGGGTTCAGCCTACAAATGAAGATGGAACTTTAGGAACTGCGGTTAGTGGCGCTTTAACTTTTACAGGCGAATTTAATTTATTTAATTTTCAAGCGGCTGCAATCAATACCTTTTATGGTTCAACAATAATAACAGAAAACACTTATGGTTACAATGTTTATATATCACTCGGCGCAGCGACCACAAGGGTACTACGATTTAGGCAAATATGTAACCCCAAGTACAGACAATATAACCTTCACTTCCTTAACAGACTTGGAGGGTACGATACAATGGCATTCAGGCTTGTCAATAGGCGAAGAAGTGAATTTACCAGAACTTCATACAGGCGCAATCCTTATCAATTATCAAATGGTGAAATGACTAATATTGATACGTACAACAAATACAATGAAACTACGTACAACTTTGCTATTCAGCATTACGATTTTTATAACTTAACTTCTGATTGGGTTGACGACCAAGATTATGCGTGGCTTGCTCAATTAGTAGCTTCGTCTATTGTTTATATGGAAGTACAGGGTGCGTTTTTTCCTATCACAATAAGAAATACAAACTACCAATACAAGTACCAGATAGCAGACGGAATCTTTAATTTTGATTTAGAGGTTGAAGTTGGTAAGTTTTTAAATAGTCAATTTAGATAATGATAAGAACTGAAATATATATTGAAGACGAAGTAATTGATTTATTACAGGACATAAGCACAGACTTTACTTATGCGATTGATGACGTTAGGGATTTTGGCAGCCGTAATACTTCATTCAGTAGAACTATATCTATTCCTGCAACTGCAAAGAATAATAAGATTTTAGGATTTGCTTTTGAAATAGGAATGTCAAATAATCATAATACAGACTTAGCAAATGTAAACACAAACTTTACGCCATCACAGGCTGCAAAGTGCGAGGTCTATGTGGATAAGATACAGATATTTAAAGGCGTTATTCGTATGCTTGAAATAGTTATAAACAATAATGTTATACAATATCAGTGCGCCGTATTTGGTGAATTAGGTGGCTTTATAACTGAATTAGGAAATAAGCGTTTAGAAGATTTGGATTTTAGTGAACACAATCATACATATAACGTAACTGAAATTCAAAATAGTTGGAATACTATAAATGGTTCTGGTTACTATTATCCATTAATTGATTATGGTGATGTATCAAATAATAAAGATGACTTTAGTGTTTCAACATTCAGACCTGCTTTATATGTTAAAGAATATATTGATAAAATATTTGAAGGAACTACATATACTTTAGATTGTGCATTTTTTGATACAAGTTTTTTCAAGAGTTTAATTATACCTAATAATAGTCAGGGAATAAGAGGTGCGAATGATAGATTTATTTTAGGAACAAAAACAATTTCACAAATACTATTAAATAGTAATACACCTACCGCAAGAAATGCAGATCTTCCTTTTGATACTACGACTTTACTTAATTTTACAGAGAATGCGGGAAAAAGTATATTTACATATACTGATGGCACAAAGACGATTAGAACGATTGCTTCAATAGCAGGAACATATCAAACAGATGCGGCTTCTTCTATTACGGCTACATTATATATTGGTGGCGTATCGGTGCAAGCCTTTACTCAAAATACTTCTTCTGCTAATAACCCTTTTAGTTTTAGTTTTGATTATACAGGTAATATTTTAAATACAAATCAGGTGCGTATTGAAATAAGCGTACCCGTAACTGCAAACACTTACATAGTAACTATTTCAAGTGCTTCAGTAAATTTATCCCAAATAACTTCACAGATTACAGATGTTGCTTATAATGGGGTAATATCTATAAATGAGAATTTACCAAAGGGAATATTTCAAAAAGACTTTTTTTTATCTGTATGCAAAATGTTTAATCTTTATGTATATCAGGATAACTTAAATGATAAGCAAATTAATGTTTCGCCTTATATTGATTTTTATTCTTCAGCCGTTACTAATAGTTTAGATTGGTCGCAAAAAATTGACTTAGGTTCTTCAATGTCTATTAAACCTATGTCGCAATTAAATGCAAGATATTATGCTTATAAATATACGCCTGATTCAGACTTTTTTAATGATAACTATTTAAAGAAATACGGACAAAGCTATGGCGATAATTTATATGATTCAGAATTTGATTATGTAAAAGATACGGCTACAACGCAGATTATATTCGCGCCAACAGTTATAACATTACATACAGGAGAAGATAAATATCACCCTGCAATTTATAAGCTATCAAACAATAATACAAATGAAGACCCGATGGATAGCGTTATTCGTATCTTAATAGCTAAGAAAAAAACAGGCGTTTCAACTTGGCATATTAAAAGTGGAAGCGGTGGCACAGGAAGTAATTTAGCAACCTTAACTTCATACGGATATGCAGGACACTTAGACGATCCAAATACTCCGACTATTGATATTAATTTTGGAGTTCCAAAAGAATTACAATTCCCTGCAACTACTTACCCAACAGATAATTTATTTAATACATATCACTTGCCATACATATTAGAAATAACAGATATTGAAAGCAAGCTATTGTCTTGCAAAATGTATCTAAATACTTTAGATATTTATAATCTGGATTTTAGCAAATATATATGGATTAATGGGGTATTATTTAGGCTCAATAAAGTAGATGCTTATAACCCAATGGCATATCAAACAACACAGGTTAATTTATTAAAAGTAATAAACACGAATTAATGGCAGCAGAAACAATTAATATAAAGGTTACTACCGATACTGCGGATGCAACGCAAGATGTACAGGAATTAGATAACGCGTTTAAAAATACAGATACTTCAGTAAAAAGTTTACGCCAACAACTAAAAGAAGCACAGGCAAATGTTGGTTTAATGGCTGACAAGTTTGGTATAACTTCAAAAGAAGCAATAGCCGCAGCTAAACATGCAGCAGACTTAAAAGATCGTATTGGGGATGCAAAAACATTAACAGATGCCTTTAATCCAGATGCTAAATTTAAAGCGGTTGCTGGTGCATTATCTGGAGTTGCAGGTGGATTTTCTGCCCTTCAGGGTAGTATAGCTTTATTTGGTAAAGAGAATAAAGAAGTTGAAAAAGCATTATTAAAAGTTAACGCTGCTATGGCTTTATCACAAGGCTTAAATGCTTTGGGTGAATCTATTGATAGTTTTAAAATTTTATCTACACAGATAAGAGCAAGCACTGCATTTATAGAAATAAATAGCGCAGCAAATAAAACTGCTGCGGTTATTCAGAGGGCTTTTGGTGTTGCGGTTGCAGAAACAAGTACAGGATTTAAAGTTTTAAAGGGTGCTATTATTGCAACGGGTATCGGTGCGCTTGTAGTTTTATTAGGTTTAGTTATAAATAACTTTGATGCTATTGCAGATTGGATTAAGAAAAGCCCACTTGGTGCATTAGCCAAAGGAGTAGGTGCATTAGTAGAACAATTCACGGACTTTGTTGGAATTACAAGTGAGGCAGAAAGAAACTTAAATAAATTATCTGCTGCTAATAAAAGAGCAAATGAAGATATTGCAAATAGAATAAAGATATTAAAAGCGCAAGGTGGTTCTGAAGAAGAAATTTATAAATTAAGTCAACAAAGAGTTGAGAATGAATTAAATACTTTAAGAGAAGGTTTAAAAACTAAAGGTAAATTAACACAAGAAGAAAATAAACAATTCAGAGATTTAAAAGTTGAGCAATTAGTTTTAACGGCTGATTATAATAAAAAGACTTCTGAAGCAAATGCAAAAGCGGGTGAAGAAGCTAAAAAGAAACGTGATGAAGTAAATAAGCAAGAGGAAGCAGATACTAAGACGGCTAATAAATTGCTTACTGAATTACAAACTGAAAAGGCATTGGCTGAAATTACTTCTGAAGAAGACAAAGCAAAGAAACAAGCTGAAATAAATTACAATGCACGTATTGCTGAAATTGATGCTTTAAAAGTTGATATAAAAACAAAGAATGAATTAAAAAAAGCAACCGAAGAAGCATATCAATTAGAAGTAGGTGTAATTGACGATAAGATAAAAAAAGCCACAGAAGAAAAAAATAAAAAGTTTGAAGAAGAATTACAAAAAACTTTATCTGAAACTCGTATTGCAACATTTAAAGAAGGCAAAGAAAAAGAAGTTGCTACATTAGATGAAGCATTACAAGCAGAAACAAAAGCAGTTTTAGACAATGCAGATTATACAGAAACACAAAAGAAAGAATTAGTTGCTGCCCTTAAAGAAAAGTATGGAGTAGAACTTGCTGAAATAGATGACAAATTTATTAAAGAAGCAAATGATGCAGAAAAGGATAGATTAGATAAAATTATAAATAATGAAAATTTATCTTATGCAGCAAGAAAAGAAGGAATTGATAATGCCTTAGCTTTAAATAAAAAATTATTTAAAGAAGGTAAAATTGATGGCGAAGCATATAATAAAACTGAAAAGGAATTAGGTGATGCACGTATTGAAATAAGTAAAAAAGAAGCTGCGGCTCGTGCTGAAAATTTAGGCAAGATTAGTTCTACATTAAAGAACGTTGCAAAGGCAATCGGTGAACATACAGTTGCGGGTAAGGCTGCGGCTATTGCTGCGGTTACTATTGATACTTATATGTCTGCAACGGCTGCATTCAAATCATTAGCGGGCATTCCTATTGTCGGTCCTGTTTTGGGTGCGGTTGCTGCGGCAGCAGCTATTGTTGCGGGTTTAAAAAATGTGAAAGCAATTATGGCAGTAAAAACGCCTAACGTACCTGCGGGAAGTTCAGAGCCGGGTTTTGTTGACATACCAAGTCCATCAATGCCATCAACAGGCGGAGGTTCATTACCTGATATGGGCAGAGGGGGTGGCGGTAGCGCACCAAATACAGGTGGCGGCGGTGGTGGATCAACAGGAGGTGGCGGTGGCGGAAGTTCGCCATCTGTTCGTGCTTATGTAATTCAAAGTGATATTTCAAATTCTCAACAAAGAGAGCAAGAGATTCAGAATAGAGCAAGGTTTCAATAAACGATAAATATAAACAAAAAAACTATTTAGTATTATGAATAAAGAATTACCAATATATATGTTGGATATTACAGAGGATGTCAATGACGATTCACAAGTTGATTTTATTTCCTTAGTAGATAGTCCTGCAATTCAAAAGAATTGGAACGCATTTAATAAAACTCAAAAATTTGAAGTTACAAATGAAGATCGTCGTATTATTTCGGGCGCTATTATGTTGGCTGACACGCCAATTTTTAGGAGTGATGCTACTTATGGCGACTACTATGTGGCTTTTAGTCGTGATACTATTCTTAAAATTGTACAAAAGTTTTTCAAAAAAGGATTCCAAAGTAATGTGAATTTAATGCACAATTCAAGCGCACAATTTGAAGGGGTTACATTATTTGAAAGTTTTATATCAGACCCTTCGCGTGGCATTATGCCAATGAAAGGCTTTGAGGATGCACCAGAGGGAAGTTGGTTTGGTAGTATGATTGTAGATAATGAGGACGCTTGGTCTAAAGTAAAGAATGGCGAGATTATGGGCTTTAGCGTAGAGGGTTTATTTAACTACAAACCTAAAGAAGTTAACAAGGTTGCATCAATGGTTGATGCTATCAAAAAAATATTATCACAAGTTAAGTGATAAACTTTTCATTTTTTCACTATATAATAAAAAAAGTATGAACGCACAGGAAGCAATTTTAAAAATTAAGGCATTGTTTGAGGACAACGCTGCGCCTGTTAAAGAAGTAGAAGCTGAAGAAACTAAGGTTGAAGAAACTAAGGTTGAGATGGCTGAATATTCTTTGATGGACGGAACTAAAGTTGAAATTTCAGCATTAGAGGTTGGCGGTTCTGTTAATTTAGCAGACGGAACAATGGCACCGGCAGGCGACCACGAATTGATGGACGGAACAGAAATTACTTTAGATGAGAATGGCAAAATTATTGCTATTGAAACTAAGGTTGAAGAAGTATCACCAGAAGCAGAGGTTGAGGCAGGCAAAGATTATGAAGACAAAAAGATGCAAGATATGGCTGAACAATTCAATGCAAGTATTGCAGAATTAGTTGAAGCTAAAAGAGTATCAGACGAAAAAGTTTTAGAATTAGAAAATAAGGTTAAGCAAGGATTTGCACAAGTAGCTGAATTAATTGAAGCACTTTCAAATACACCTTCAGCCGATCCAATTCAAAGACCTAATAGCTTTAATTCATTTATAAATACAAATGATATTAAAAGCCAAAGATTAGATAAATATAGACAAGCAATTTTAAACATTAAAAATTAATAACAATGGCATTTGACGTATCAGCATTAGCCGCATACACAGAGCAAAACGAAGCCTTATTGGTAACGGATTCTGTATTAGGCGCAAAGACTGCATCTTTAATTAAGAGCGCAGGCAACGTTATGGTAGGCGTAAAGTCTTCTGAAACGATTAACATTATGGACACAGACGCAATATTTCAAGCGGGCGGAAGCTGCGGATTTACTGCATCAGGTTCAACAACTTTTACTCAAAGAACAGTAACAGTTGGAAAAATTAAAGTAAACGAAGCACTTTGTCCTAAAGACTTAGAAGCTAAGTATTTACAAAAAGCATTACCAACAGGATCAATTTATGATTCTATTCCTTTTGAGCAAGCGTTTGCTGAGAAAAAAGCAAAGACTATTGCTTCTCAATTAGAAACTGCGTTATGGCAGGGTGATACAGATAGTGGCAACGCTAATCTTTCAAAATTTGACGGACTTGTTAAATTAATCGGTGCTGCATCTGGACCGGTAGCTGCAAATAGTGCAACTTATATCGCAACTGCGCCTATTAGTGCTGCAACAGGTATTGTAGCTTCAAACGTAGTAAGCATTTTTGATGGTGTTTACAAAGCTATTGATGCTAAGGTAGTAGCTTATGATGATATGACTATTTTCTGCGGTATGGACACATTTAGAACTTACACTATTGCATTGAAGAATGCTAATATGTTTAACTATTCTTTTGATGGTAAGTCTGATAGCGAATTTGTATTACCAGGTACTCCTATTAAAGTTATTGCTTTACAAGGTTTAAACGGAACAAATAAAATTTACGCTTCAAGATTAAGCAACTTGTTCTTAGGAACAGATTTGTTGAACGAAGAAGAAAAGTTTGAAATTTTCTATGCAAAAGAAGCTGACCAAGTTCGTTTTGTATCTGAATTTAAAATGGGTGTAAACTTTGCTTTCCCAGACGAGATCGTGAAGTTCATCTTAGCATAATTATTCGGGGGTGTAAAATACCCCCATTTTTTAAAATATTAAATTAAATAACAATGGCGTGTGCATTAACACAAGGATATACTTTAGATTGTCGTGATAGTTTAGGCGGAATCGTAGAAGTATATTTCACAGAAGCGGCAAACGTAACTGCGACAACTGAAGCAAGTGGTGTAATTACTGCTTTGACTAAGGCGACAGGAAAACGTTTTTGGAAGTATGCTTTAGTTAAAGATACTTCAATGTTCAATCAAACTATGACTGCTTCTGTTGCAAACGGAACAGTTGTTTATGGTCAAGAACTACAAATAATTTTAAACAAATTACAAACCAATACAAGAAATGAATTACTTTTGTTAGCGCAAAATAGTTTAGTGGCAGTTGCAAAAGATAGCAACGGCATTTATTGGTATTTAGGAAAAACTCGTGGTATTGATATGACTGCAAATGCAGCATCTACCGGTACTGCGCAAGCTGATAGAAGTGGTTTCACTTTAACTTTTACAGGTTCTGAGCCTGCATTAGCACCAAGCGTTGCACAAGCAGTTTATTCTGTTTTAGAAACAGCAGGCGCATAGGTTTTCATAGGTTTATAGGTTTGCCGCCGTTCGTTAATTCGTTCGGCGGTTTTTTTATAGATCATTAATGAGCCGTTTATCGCTCATTATCGGCTCATTTTGTCCTTTATATGATACATTATTGATTGATAAAGTTTTCTATTAGAGAACTTGTTACCGAATTGGGAACATTGTACAATGTTTTAGGTACAATATGTAAAATGTTGTAATGGAATTAGGGCGAATATGCTACTGATTTATAGGTATTTGTAACAAAATATGTTAAATGTTAGTAGTAGTACTACGAAAATAAGTAAAGTTATAACTTGACTGATGTTATAACGCGGTAAAGTAATAGTTTTACATATTAGGGTTATTTATCCCCTAACTGCAACAAATTCAAATTTTTGCTATTTAGTAGTATGATGAGGTTAACGAAAGGGCAGACGCAAAATATTATTTTAACATTGACTGAAAAGGAGTTATTAACTAACCCTAATTATTTGTTTGTGTTCACTAACAGAAGCGCAAATACTGAGGTTAAATTTGTTAAGCTAAATAATACAGACATAAGTTTGTACAAGGATAGGTACAATGAATTTAGTATTGTTACAGATACTAACTTTGCATCTTCTTTGAATGGTCAATACGACTATGAAATATATGAGCAAGCAAGCCCAACCAATACAAATCCTGTGGGTTTAAATATGCTTGAATCAGGTATAATGGAACTAATCGGAACGGCTATGTCGTTTACTGAATATTCAACAACAGACACTTATAAAATAAGACAATAATGGATTTAAGAGTATTAACATTCGCGGAAGCTAAGCAGCCTGAATTTAAAGAAAAGAAGGGCGAGGGCTATATTCAGTATGGCGACCGCAATGACTATCCAAATTATTTGGTTGACCTATTCAACAAGTCAGCTAAACATAATGCGATTGTAAAAAGCAAGGTTCACTATATTAGCGCAAATGGTTGGAAAGGCAGTCCAGAGGCAGAGGCATTTATTCAAAAGGTTAACAGAATGGAAAGTCTTAATGACTTGACCCGCAAAGTTTCCTTAGATGCTGAATTATTTGGTGGATATTATTTAGAAATTATATGGTCAGTAACAAAGCAATTATCTGAAGTATGGCATTGCGATTATACTAAGATTAGAACTAATAAAGACAATACTCAATTTTGGTATAAAGAAAAATGGGATGACAGAAACGAAAAAGCTATGGTATATCCTGCTTTTAATGCTAATAACCCCGTAGGTAAACAAATACTTTATATTAAAGAATACCGCCCTAATATGGGCTTCTATTCATTGCCAGGTTACTTTGGTGCGCTTAATTATATTGAATCAGATATTGAGATTTCTAAGCACGTTTTAGGTAATGCACAAACAGGATTCAGCGCAAGCAAATTAATTACCCTGCCAAATGGTGAACCTTCAGATGAAGAAAAGCGTAATATTGAAAAGCGTTTTACAAGTAGATTTAGCGGATCAGATGGCAAAAAGTTTATTTTAGCTTTCGTTAATGATAGCGCAAGGAAACCAATAGTTGATGACTTAGGAACTTCTGATATTACAAAAGAGGATTTTGGGCGTGTGGATTCATTGATTCAAACTAATATATTTTCAGGGCATCAAATTACTACCCCTTCAATCTTTGGTATTGCAGAGGCAGGCAAATTAGGTAGCCGTTCGGAGATGAGGGATGGTTACGAGATATTTAAAAACACCTATGTAAATAGCAAGCAGATGCACCTTGAAAGTGTATTTAATATGTTAGCTAAATACAAAGGGATTGCAGAACCTGAATTACTTATAATTCCAACCGAGCCTATTGGCTTTGAGTTTACTGAAAACATATTAAAAGAAATAGCGCCAAAAGAGTGGTTACTTGAAAAGGCGGGGATTGATATTAGCAAATACCAACCCGTTGCCCAACAAGCGCAGTTTTCAGACGAATTTAGCGTGTTTTTTGAGTTTGGCGACGCAAAGGATAGCTTTAATGTTTGGAGGTCAAGAACGCGCTTTAATGACGATTCAGAATATCAAATGTTTGCAGAGGTAAACCAATTACAGGCGAATGTGCTTGATTTGATATCTAAGGATAAAAGAATTACGCCAGATGTATTAGCGACAACCCTTGAACAAAGCGAAGATACTATTAAGCAAGTTATTAAAACATTAATAGCAAACGGCTATATTCAACCAAGCGAATATGTTATTGGCGAGGGGATTGATAGCAATACAATTATTGAGCATACATTAACAGAGCCATTAAACGATATATTAACAAAAATTAAACCACAAACAAAAGAGTTACTAATTAGATATTCTTATGAGTGGAAGCAAGGCTTTACAAATAAAGATATAGATACAAGCAGACCTTTTTGTAAATATTTATTAACTGCTGACAAAATGTATAGCCGTTCTGAAATAGAAACAATTAGTGCGCGTTTAGGATATTCTGTATGGGATCGCAGAGGCGGTTGGTACACAAAACCAAATACTAATGAACATTCCCCAAGTTGCAGACACGAATGGGTTTCAAATATAGTAACAAGAAAATAAAATGAGCAAAAACACATTATTCATATCAGTACAATCTATTAAAGATAGAACAGGGCTTCACGCTAACGTAGAAGAAAAATTAGTATTGCCTGAAATTAAGACCGCGCAAGATATGTATATTTTGCCTGCTTTAGGTTCTGCATTGTACAATGAATTACAAACGGCAGTAGATGCAAATACATATACGCAATTACAGACAACTTTATTAGACGACTACATTGTAGATTGTTTAATTTATTTTGTTATGTCAGAGCTTCCACAGGGTTTATCATATCAGTTTTACAATAAGGGTTTAATAAGAAAGACAGGCGAGAATCAGGAAAGCCCTTCAATGCAGGATATGATTGACGTGGCAAATAGATACAGAGCAAGAGCAGAATTTTATAAACAAAGATTAATTAAGTACCTAAAACAAAACAATGCTTTATATCCTAATTATTTAAACTTTGGTAGCGGCATTGATAGTATTAAACCTGACAATGAGGGTTACTCGGTTTCAATGTATTTGGGTGATGCTTGTTGCAGTGATGACTATGAGGGTAAGAATAAAAAAACTTTTGAAGAAAGGTATCAGGGAAATATTGGTTGCTGCTAATATATGAGTAAACAAGTAACAATAAAAAACCAAACTAAACTAAAAGTTTACTTGGAAAAAGCAAAAAAGAATGACACTAAACCTGTCAAAGAAAAAAACAATGAAAAGAAAGTGCGGAATATATAAAATTGTTTCACCAAATAATAGAACTTATATTGGTTCTTCTATTAATTTAGAAGCACGATATAATTTTTATAAAAATGGACACGCAAAAAAGCAAGTTTTATTATTCAGGTCTTTTGAAAAATATGGATTTGAAAACCATTCTTTTGAAGTTTTATGTGAATGTCAACCCGAAGAAAGATTAATTAAAGAAAGGGAATTTGGCGATTTATATAAAAGTTCTGCTGATTTTGGTGGCTTAAATTTAATTTTACCTAAAAATCAAGATAAACCTGCTATTTATTCAAAAGAATTAAGGCAAAAGTTTTCTAATATTGGTAAAAATAGAAAATATACACCCGAAACGTTAATTAAATTTAGCGAAGCAAGGAAAAACAAATATAAAAACGGCGACCATCCAATGGCAAAAGTTATATTAAATACTCAAGTAGGGGTTTTTTATTCCTGTATAAAAGAAGCGGCTGATGCTTTGGGATTAAAAAGAACTGCTTTAAGTATGAAACTTATTGGAAAAAATAAAAATAATACACCTTTAATTTACGCTTAATATGACTTTGAATCAGATTGTGAAAGAATTAACAAAGATAGGCAACGACCACGAGCAAATTAATTACGTCTATTTTGGTGATGTCTGGGAACGTTTAAGCAATGGCGAGGTTACATATCCTGCTATGTTTTTTACGTTAACGGGTGCAAATTATGGCGCTAAGGAAATAGCTTTCTCATTTAGTCTTTATTTTATGGATCGTATGCTTATGGAAGAAACAAACGAAACGGAAGTTTTATCGGATATGACACAGGTTGCGGGTGATGTAGTG